CCGACTAATACTGTAACACCTACTAATACACCTACTAACACACCAACTAATACTCCGACTAATACTGTAACACCTACTAATACTCCGACCAACACACCTACACCAACCAATACACCAACACCAACTGTAAACTGTTCATTTGGTATTAGCATTGTTGTGTTAGCACCAACTCCAACACCTACGACAACTAATACAGTAACTCCAACCAACACACCTACTAACACACCTACTAACACACCTACTAACACACCAACAAATACGGTAACACCTACTAATACACCTACTAACACACCAACCAACACACCAACTAATACTCCGACCAATACACCAACACCAACAAATACTCCGACCAATACTCCAACTAATACTCCAACCAATACTTCGACTAATACACCAACTCCGACCAACACACCTACACCAACCAATACACCAACACCAACTGTAAACTGTTCATTTGGTATTAGCATTGTTGTGTTAGGACCAACCCCAACCCCAACTGCGACTAATACTGCAACGCCAACCAACACACCAACTAATACACCAACTAATACCCCAACTAATACTCCGACTAATACTGTAACACCTACTAATACTCCGACCAACACACCAACTAATACTCCGACTAATACTGTAACACCTACTAATACACCTACTAACACACCAACTAATACTCCGACTAATACTGTAACACCAACTAATACTCCGACCAACACCCCAACTAACACAGCAACACCAACTAAAACACCAACGGGAACGCCTACACCAACTCCATCATTACCAGCATTAACGGTATCGGTAAGTTCAAGTTCATTACAATCATGTTATAATGTTAGTGATGCTTCATTTACATTAAGTGCAAGTGGTGGAAATGGTGGAACTTACGAATATTCTAAAAACAATAGTGACTGGCAATTATCTGCAACATTTAGTAGTTTGGCGGGAACGTCACATACTGGTTATGTTAGAAATAGTAATAGAGTCGGGACCGTAGCTCAGGTTGTAGTAAGTAGTTTGGCTAGAACAGCACCAAACGCAACTAGAACGGTAACAAATGTAAGTTGTAACGGCGGTGCGGATGGGTCTATTGCAGTTTCATCAGGTACGGGTGGTTCTGGTGCATCATACAGTGCTTCGACAGATAACTCAACTTATTTTGCATTACCTAAAACATTCTATTCATTAAACGCAGCAAATAGTCCATATACAATTTACGTTAAAGATGGTGCAGGTTGCGTACAATCTTACGCACAAACAATCACACAACCTACAGCACAAACATGTGAAATTTCACTTGCGGCTTACGATGATGGAACCAATATCGGTCAAATTACGGCATCATTAGGTGGTGGAACGGGAGTTAAAACAGTTAAATTATATTTAGACACTTCAGCACCGTATAGTGACTACTCAACCGATACTTTAGTTGCAACTCAGACAGGTGTTTCAAATGGCGGAACACATACATTCACTGGTTTAAATTGTAACACTTCAAAATATTGGGTTCAAGTTACAGATGCAAATGGATGTGTTGTTAATTCAACAACATCTATAAATGTTTGTAGTTTTATTTTAACAAATAGAGTTAGATTTAATACCACAGCAAATTCAGCAGATGGAGGGGACATGGTAAATCCTATTCATTTAAGAAATGACGATTATGTTAATTATGTGGCGAATGGAAATAGATACAGTGCTGGTATGATTTTATATAGAGATGGGTCAGGTCTTGCATGGAATCAAGGTTCGGGATATATATTTGATCTTTTTGGTAGTAATTGTGCTCTTGCCATAAGTTCAGGTGGTTTAATATCGGGAGCACAAACCAACTGTTTATAGAATACAAAATAAAAAATATAGATATTTATAATAAAAGAAATAAAAATTTAAAAAATGCCAGGATATTTCCCGACTTCCCAAGTTAGTGTACAATTAACAGGGACATCATCAGTACCAAATAATTTTACAGTTGAAATCTATAAATGGGATGTTGCAACTGATGCTGCGGTTTATGATAGAACAATTGTTACAGGTTTAACGAGAACCACAACTTCATCAGTAAATAGTGGATCATTAGTGGTATCACCTTATTATGGAATTACAGGTATAACAGGTTTAGATAATTATGTTAAATTAACAAGTACTACCTCATGTAGTACAACTGCAACACAAGATATTACAACCGCAGCATTAACGGTTTATCAACCAAGTAGTGGTACATTAACTGAAAATTATGCTAGTTCAATTAATTATGATAGCTTTGCCCAAAATGGAAGTTATTTAGCTTCAGGTAATCACCAAATGGCAACTATTGACACATTGTCTTATATAACCGCATCTGATTTTGAATTAGTCTATATTAGTGGAACATATACATCAGGAGGCGCTACGGTTACAGGAACATATGCTAATGGACCATTCAGTAGTTTTTCAGTAACTAAAACAGGTAAATCATTTTCATTATTTGGTGCAGCTAACACATCTTTATTGGCCGATAATAATAAAATTCATGGTATCGTTAGGTTAACATATACACCATCTGGAGAACATGTTGATTTCAATTACTATTATAATCCAGTAACTATATAATTAAAACCCCTTTATTTACATTAAATTAATCTTTACATTACCTAAAACCTAATAAAGATATTTATAGGTGTAAATAATTTATATGTCAGATTTATTTGGAAGTATGTCTTTTTATGTTCCGTCTTACCCAAAAGATGGAGAAGTCCAATCTGGTATTACACAAAACTATTTAAACGATTATGAATATAATCCAGCAACGGGATATACGTCATTTTCATATATTGGTATTGGAACAAGTAGATTGTCCGAATTAAAAAAATACGGAACAACCGGATATACACAAAATTTACTCTATAGTTCAAAAACTGAAAATAACGTATCTATTGATTTCACTGGATATACTTTTACATATTCAGGAAAAACAGGAACTACCACAACATTACAATATTACGATAGGTCAGATGGATACACTGAAATTGCAGGAAATACAACTGGATTTACCAAGGAAGAAGTTTTTGAACAGGTATTAACAAGAAATGAACATTTCTTGGGGTTTGTGGAACAACCAACCGTTTATTCGGACATTTTTGTGGAACGAGGTAAATTGGGCGTTATGGAAAGGAACTTCAGATTAAGTGAAATTGACAGTATGGGTGAATTGAGTATATATGGAAATGGGTATTTTAAAGTTAGAAAACAATAAGATTTATATTTATTAATAAAAGAAAATGGCAGTAGGATCATATGGTATTGTAAGACCCGCAGATGTATCACCAGCAGACGTAGATATATTTTATCATTACGTTTCAGATAGAACTGCGAACGTTACACCAACATTAACAAAATTAGATTCCACAGCAATATTAACACCAGTGTTTCATAATGAAACGACAGGTGGTGTTGCAAATAAAGAAATTTTAGGTGGTTTATATAATCTGAAATTACAAGCCGGTCAATTCTCTGAATTAGGAATTTACACATTACATTTACGTCCTAAACAAGTTAGAACTACAATTATGGATTGTGGAGTTTTGGCTTCACTTCCATCGGTTAGAGGGTTGGTTATTGACATTGGTAATGTACCGGTTGATGACCAAGGTAAGTTTACACCACAGGGATTAGTTGGATATAGAATTGAATATATTAATAAGACCAATTACCAAAAAGTTCCAAACTTTTATAGATTGGTAACTTCATCTTTTTATTGTGTACCAACTACCGCAAATTTATCAAACTCAACAGATAAGGCGATAAGGTATCAATATACCGATTCATCATCTAACTTTATATTTTTAACAGTAACACCAAGTTCATCACCATCAAGTAGACCAAATGTGGTTCCATTTATTGGTGAACCAGGTCAAAGTATTATTTTAACAAATACATTCTTCAACCCAACAACGGTTGAAATTGAAATGGTTGAACATGATGCATCAACATTGGCACACGCTCTTTACGGTGACCAAACTAAGGCAATTGCTCCAGGTATTTACACTATCTACGATAAGGATAAGAATATCTATAAACAATACAATCTTTATGAAATTAAAGACCAATTTAATGAGACATTATATGAAGTTCGTGAAGAAAGAACAAGCGTTGATGAAACCTTAAATTTAGATAACATAACAGGATAATGGCTAAAGTAAGATATAAAGTTCCAAGTGAAGCTGCTAGTGGTGTAGAAACATTTAGTGATAAATTAGTCGGCACACAGATTACTGATGGTACTAGTCAACTGACTAATACGAACTTTGATATTAATAGAGTCATTCCTGAAAAAGACAGTAAGGATTTTAAATCACAACCTTTTTCTGATTTCTTAACATTAAAAGATTTAAAGGAAGAATTAAGCGCTGCAACCACACAAAACGGTAGAGCAAAGAAAAAAGAAAAAATTAAATTTAAAGGTGGAATTAATGATGCTGGTAAATCTTTATATGGTTCATTAAAACAAAGATTAGAAGCGTCAATATCAAATATTATTACAAATTTTCCTGCGGCAATACTAGTTGATAAAGATAGTCCCATTAAAAGTGTTGACGTCACATTATCAGGAATAACATATAGTGAAAGCGCAAAGACAACTGATTTTTATATTCAAAAATCAATTTTATTTAATCCGTTTGATATTACACTTATTAAACCATTAAGTAATACTTTACCAACAACTGATAACACAATAAGAAATTTTTATTCTTCATATACAAAATATGTTTTAGTTTATAATAATCTAACATATGATATTGTTTCATATACCGAACCTAACGCATTAAATTTAATTAAATTAAAAGTTAAAGGAAAACCATTCACAGGTTCAACAATAAACGATAGTGTTTTAATAAGACCAAATGATGGAATTACCGAAGAATTTTTTAGTGGGTTAGATGAATTAGAAACTCTTTTATTAAATAGAGAAACCAATCCAAAATATCAAGCAAGTTTTAAAGTACCGAAAGATAGTTTAGACGAAACTAAAACTGAAATCGTTAATGTATATGTTAATTGGCCAACAACTAAAGATAATTGGAATTTACAAATAGTTGGCATTGATTATGCTGATTACATTAGTCAATTAAGTAGTTTAGGTGATGAGATTGATGATTACAAATCTAATTTAATTGTAAGATTTTTAACTGCACCACAATTATTTGAGTTTGACACGGATGACCAAAAGGCACAATCAATATTTCAATTATATGGTCAGTCATTTGATAGAGTAAAAAAATATATAGATAATATTGCTTACGTACGTAATGTAAGTTATGATGGAATAAATAATATTCCCGATGTGTTATTGAAAAATCTTTCACAAACATTAGGACTAACAACCACAAATCTATTTGATGAAAAAACATTAGAGGATACATTATACACTAGACAAAATAGTGTATTTGATGGTTTATTAGTTGGTAAGACATTAATAGAGGCAGAGTATGAATTTTATAGAAGATTATTAGTTAATCTTACTCATCTTTATAAATCTAAAGGAACTAGAGTATCTATAGAATTTTTCTTAAAATTTTTAGGTGCACCTGAACCAATGATTAAAATTGACGAACATGTATATAATGTAACAAAATTACCAAACAACCCTGATTTAGAAACCGATTTATATGATGTAATTCAAGGAACAAAAGTTGATACTTTAGTAACAGGAACAACCGCAGTTACAGGAAGTATTTTTACATATTATAGTGGAGGAACAACAGGATTAACAAGTGGATATACGTTTGCAACTGGTTCAGTTACAAGTTCATCAACATTAAGTAGAGATGAATATCCAATTGACGAAAATGGATTACCAAGAAAAACAACAAATTTATCTTCGGACATATTTTTTCAAAAAGGTTCAGGATGGAATGATTTAACTTTAGATCATAGGTCTAGTACAATTATTGATACGGATTTATCTAGTGGATCATTTGTTAATGGAGTTTTTCAATTAACAGGTAGAACTAAAACCATTAAAACAAAATCAAAAGATTATACTTACGGAGAAGAATATTTTGATAATTTTAGAACACTACCAGGATTAGACTATGGGTTTAACATTGAAGGTTCAATTGACAATAAAAAGGCATCCGTTGTTACTGACGATGACTCATCTAAATTAATTCTTAATAGAAAAAATATTAACATATATCTATCACCGTCACAAACTATTGATTATGACGTCTATAGAAGATCAAGAAACAATAGTAAAACATTTGGTAATTTAACGCCACAAACTGGAAATACTTTTGATAATTTTATTAATACAGCATTAAGTCAAGTTATTACAAATTCAAACAGTATTAAATTTAGTAAATCATACAGTGGATTAACAAATGTTTTTTATGATTACACCACTAACACTGGATTCACCCCATATAACTTCACATCGGTTAATGAGTTTATAAACAAAATGAGTCCATCATGGTTAAAAGTTGTAGAACAATTTGTTCCATCAACAACCCTATGGACAGGTGGAAACTTAATTGGAAATAACATTTTTAATAGATCAAAATACAATTATAGAAAACCAAGATATGGAGTTTATAGTACAACACCTCATAGTGGAGATACAATTAATTGTGAAGAAATAGAATAATAACATAAATATTTATAACATATGAGCTTTTTAAATACAGGATATTCAGCAACAGTTGCAGCAAGATTAACACAAAAGGGTAGAAACTCTATTGCAAAAGGTAATTTTGTAGTGAGTTACTTTGCGGTAGGAGATTCTGAATACAATTATAGCGGTGGAACATCAAGTCAGAATATATTGGCACCATTTGATAAAGATAGTCATATAAAATATCCATTGTGGTATACAAGTGGAAGTACCTTTTTTGGAATACCAGTGGATGGCTCAAATACTACAATATGTAAGAATTTAGTCACAGCAAATAGTGATTGGACATTGAGTACAGTTTGGGATAAAAATCCGATTGGATTAGTAAATACAGGTACAACTAATCCATATGTTGGGGTTAAAAATTTATTAGGTTATTCATCATCTTCAGGACAAACATATAATACAGGTACAACAATATATGACACCACAGGAACTGCGGTAACTATATCACCTGAAGAACAAAAAGCAATTGCAATATTACATTATACACAGAGCGGAACCACTGGCGACCCTTATAGGTTCTTTAAATATGATGATTACATCTGTATCGATAATACGACCGGTCAAACATCGTTTAATGTGACATTGACCTCAATTATGTATCACAGATTAACTGGTGCAACATCGGGAGCAACATTTACAATGGGAACCATTGACAAAAAAATGGTATCTAATTACAACTCAAGATATGAATTACCGTATAGAGATTTAGTGGATTATACTGGTAATACGGTTGGTAAAATATTTCACAATCAAAAACTTGTAGTATTTGATGATGAGGAAATTGTTGCCGCGTTAGATACATCATCGTCAAGATTTTATACATTAACAGCACCAAAGGTTGATGTTTTGGTCACAAATAATAACCCAATTACTGGATTAACAACAACAGGTAAAACTATGTGGGTTACGTATAAATTTAGTGGAGGTACAGTATCTGATGATTTACCTTGTAATTATTTTATGAAAGTTACAGGGTCGACAAATGATGAAAATGTTACTGTTAAATTTAGTAGTGGTGGATTTAAACATTTAAATAATGGTTATACAGCAACTCAATTTCATATATTACATCAATTAACAGATAACGGTACAAATCCCGTATCAGATGCTTGGAAGATTAGAAATTACACAGGTGATTTAAGTTCAATAGATGATTTGAAAACAGGATTCACATTCACAATTAATCAAACCAAATTTGCGGATACAACAACATATTCATCAAGTTTGTCTTCATTTGGTGTAGATAGAGCGTTGTCTGGCGGAACAATAACAGGTACGGTTGCATTAGTAAGATCAAGTGATATTGAGGAAATGGTCTTTAAATTGAACCTACCCTCAAATACCTTTACAACATCTCAGAACCCAACTTTTACTGGAACATCTAAAATAACTGAAGTTGCTTTATTGAACACAAACAAAGAAGTATTAGCAATGGGTAAATTAGCAACCCCATTAACAAGAAGTGGTAATCAGGTAATTGAAGTTAAATTAGATTTCTAACGATTTACATTTATTTTAAATTACATTATATTAGAATTATGAGTATAGATGTAAAATTTAAGAATAAGCCAAAGATACTAGGTCTTGACATTAGCACAAAAACCATAGGGTTTGCTTTGTTTGATATTTCAGGTTCTAAATTATTGGAACTAACACATTTTTCCCCAAAAATTAAACCACAACCTGAAGATAAGTTGGAAGAACTTATGATGAAGGCCAATACATTTCAAAGACATTTGGAAGGATATAAAGATATGGGTATTACTCGTGTCATCATTGAGGAACCTTTATTAAACTCAAATAACGTTTATACAGTAGGGACATTATTGAGATACAACACAATGATATGTAAATTGATTTATGATATTTTTGAGATTGTTCCAACATTCATTTCAACATATAACGCAAGAAAATATGCATTTCCTGATTTAGTGGGTCCAAATGATAAAGGACGTAATGTATTATTTGGTGGTTATCCAAAAGACATTGATAAGAAACAAGTTATTTGGGATCATGTTAATGATGTATGTCCTGATGTTCAATGGTTGTATGATAAGAATGGTAAATTGAAAAAAGAAAACTTTGATATGAGTGATGCTGCCACAGCGGTTATTGGTCACTTCAATATGATAAAACAATTGGATAAATAATATTTGGCAACTTAGATTTTATATTACGATTTAGCAATGATATATTTAATAATAGGACGGGACAAGGGTTAAAAGCCTTGTTTGGTTGGTAGGAGGTCAGCGGTGGTGTGCTGGCCTCCATTTTTTTTTATAAGATTTTTTTGTTATAATATACAACATGAACACCCAAGAAGTAAATTATTCCGCAGTATTTGAAATTTTGGAAGATATATTTGGTGACTATAAGAATCATAATGATTATAGATATCAAGTGTCTTTTGACTGTCCTGTGTGTTCTCATGAAATCAAAGGGTTAGAAAAAGGTGACGGTAAAGGAAACTTGGAAATCAATTACAAATATGGGGTTTATAAGTGTTGGGTGTGTGCCGAATCTCACGAAACACACGGTTCAATATATAAGTTAATTAAGAAGTTTGGTAATCCTAAACAACTTAAAAAATATATTTTATTAAAACCAGAAGAAGATGAGGATGGTAATAAAAAAGAATATAAACCAGTTAGATTACCAAAAGAATTTATTCCATTTAAAGATGCTAGTTTTGGAATGAAATTAACACCAGGATATAAGCAGGCATACAATTATATTAAAAGTAGAAATATAACAGATTTGATGTTACAACTTTATAATATTGGATTTTGTGCGACAGGTGTATATGAAAATAGAATCATCATTCCTTCATATGATGAAAATAGAAGATTGAATTACTTTATTGCTCGTTCTTTTTTAAACAAAACGAAGAGAAAATATATGAACCCCGTGGTACAAAAGGAAATCATTATTTTCAATGAAAGTTTAATTAATTGGGACGAACCTGTTTATGTAGTTGAAGGTGCGTTCGATAGTATTTTCATTCCAAACGCAATTCCAATGTTGGGAAAGTTTATGGGTGAACATTTATTTAAAAAACTATATGATAATGCAAAAAAAATAATTATAGTACTTGACCCCGATGCGTGGAACGACCAAGAAAGATTGTATCATAGATTGAATTGTGGTAAACTAATGGGGAAAGTATGGAGTATTAAATTAGAAGGGGATAAAGACATTGCCGATTTACAAGGAAACTTAAGTGAATATAAAATGAAACAAATAGAATAACATGAATTTAAAAGACATCTCATTAGAGATAAATGACTTATTAGAAAAGAGACGACAAGAATTAGAATTAACATTCATAGAAGAAGAACACATTTACTATATGAAAGATGTTGATGGTGAAGTCAAAAAGAACTTTCCATCTGTATCTAAAATCGTTAAGAAATTTCATAAACCATTTGATGCTGATGGTATGGCACTTAAAATGGCAAAAGGAGACCCTGAAGGACAATCACAATTACTTGCTGAATGGAAACAAGCGGGTGACCTATCAACTAATATGGGTAGTCGTGTTCACTTTGAATTGGAATCTGAATTGATTGGTCGTTTTGATAACTACAAAGAAGTTAGACAACCAATATTTGAAATTAATGAGGAACAACAACGTAAGAGTGATAACATGATTATTGCGGGAAAACAATTTCTTGATTTAATGTTAGAACGAGGTGGGGTATTGTTAGATACTGAAATCGTATTAGGTGACCCGACAGAACAATACACAGGACAACCTGATAAAGTATGGTTGATGCAAAACAAAGAGAAAGATGGATTTGGTTTTGTTATTACAGATTGGAAGACGAATCAACCAAAAAACTTTGAGGTTCATCATTACACTGGTAGATTATATCCACCATTTAACAACTATCATGATAACGCTTTAGGTCATTATTTTTTACAACTTCCATTATATGGTAGATTACTACGTAAGATGTTAGAAGGTACAAAATATAGTGATACTAAATTATTGGGTAATGTTGTCGTTTTATTAAAAGATGATTCAACTTTTGTAGAATATAAAGTTCCACATCAAATCAATAATGCAATCCAAACAATGGATTTATCAAAATATATTTCAAGATGGTCAAAAAAATAATTCATATTGCTGATTTACATATTCGTACAATTCAAATGCATGATTTGTATAGAGAACAATTTGAAACATTAATTGATGAGATACGAGAACATAATATCGTGTGGCATCAAGAAGGTATTCAGTATGAAGAAATTCGTATAGTTGTTGCGGGGGACATAGCGCATCAGAAAATAAATATTTCTAATGAACAGTTATTATTAACAAGTTGGTTCCTAAAAGAATTATCCAAATATGGTAAAGTTGTAATTATACCAGGTAATCACGATTTCTTGGAAAATAACACACAACGTATGGATAGTATAACACCAGTGGTTCAGTTATTAGACGACCCAACTATTGTTTATTATAAAGATAGTGGTGATTATATGGATGATAATATTCAGTGGGTTGTTTATTCACTATACCAACATAACTCACGTCCTGAGTTTACAAAAGATGAAAGTAAATTAACAGTTGGATTATTTCACGGACCTATTATGGGGTTATCAACTGATTTAGGATATGAGTTTGAGGATGCGTATGACCAATTAAACTTTGTTGATTTAGATTTATTGTTATGTGGTGACATTCACAAGAGACAACAATTTACATTACCAAACGGAGGACATGCAATTATGGTTGGCAGTTTAATACAACAAAACTTTGGTGAAACAGTTAAACATCACGGGTATGGTATTTATGATGTGGAAACAAATGAATATACATTTCATGATTTGGACAACGAACAACCGTTTCTTCATTTCTCAATAAACGATATAAAAGACATTGAAGATGGAAAAGAAACACACGTTAATCTTGGATAAGGAGTTCATACAATTTTGTGAATTAAATAACATAACAGATATTGAGAAACAAGCAGAAGAAACCTTCAATAGAGGGTTTTCTTTATTAAAATATGGTGAGATACCAAATGGTAATAAAATTAGAGAAATTGTTGAAGTAACTAAAGAAATAATCAAAGAAGTTATTGTTGAAAAAATAGTTGAACGTATTGTTGAAGTTCCCGTTGAAGTCATTAGGGAAGTCATTAAAGAAATAACAATAGAGGTACCTGTGGAGGTCATTAAAGAGGTCGTTGTTGAAAAGAAAGGTAAGAGTAAAACCGTAACTAAAGAGGTGATTAAAGAGGTTCCGGTTGAGAAAATTGTGGAAGTTATTAGGGAGGTAGTTAACAATGATGAGATAGATAGGTTAATGAAAGAGAATGAAAAACTTAAGACAGATTTAAATAATATTACAAATTCACTATCCAAATTAGGTAAGGGTAGATTAATGAAGAATAGTAATATGAATTCATTATACGACGAATAATTTCCGGCAACTTACTTTTTTTTACGGAATCTTTTCTCTATATTTTTAATATTAAATTAATGATTATGATGAATTTTATTATGTGGTTGTTCATTTCTTACGGGGTATCAAACATTATGGTTTTCGGTAGTATATTCAACACACCAAGAGAATGGATTACAAGAAAATCAGAATGGTTTGGAAAACTGGTGAATTGTATGATGTGTCTACCCTTTTATGTTGGCATTTTTATGTCACTAGTACTTGGTAGTTTGACAAATAAATTTTTTCCATGTCCTTGGTATATGTGTTTATTTTTTGATGCCGTATTAACCAGCGGATTAGTCTACTCGTTTAATGTCTTGATTGAAAAATTAGAAAAATAATGACACAATCTAATATATTAAGAGAAAGTGTTAATCAACACACAGTAAAAAATAACGAATCAAAATTACAAGATGAAAATATTTTAGAAATTTCATATCAAATACACGAAGAAATGAAATTATTATATCCTAATTATCATTTTGGAGTTGATGTTAATTTTCCAATTACCAATTTAAGAGATATGGTTTATTCAGATGTTGAAGTTAACGATAAAAGTTATTTTAAACCTGATGGTGGATTATTATGGGTTTTAATAAAAAATAAAAAATATAATTATTTATTTCCTGAACAAAAAAGACAAGGAACTAACGATAAAAGATTAATTGAGGGTAAAGATAAACAACCACAAGGTAATGCAAGTGAAAGAATTGCGGATAAATTATGTATTGCTAGAATACTTTTTGGTGATGAAGATATATTTCCTTTTGTGACGTTTTTTCAAGGGTGTGATTTCTATGAACCAGAATCAACAATACCTGATAGAATAAAAAGAACTTTTAATTTTATCGAACCTAATATTATACATTATGAATGGATAAAATTACAAAAAAATAATAATGTAGGAGGTAGTTATTTTATGAGAGGACACTCAATGAACGAAGCCCCTGGATCAAGTGATTGGACAAAAATTGAAATGTATAGTGTAATGAAAAAAATAGCTATTTATAGTATACAATATTATATAAGAAAATATGGAAAATAAAGATTATTTAAATAAACAATTAATTACTTATTTAGGTAATAAAAGAAATTTAATTGATTTTATTGATACTGTGGTAACAATAGTAAAAACGGAATTAAATAAAGATAAACTTAAAATACTTGATGGGTTTTCAGGGTCGGGAGCGGTTGCTCGTTATTTTAAACAACATTCGTCTATGTTAATTACTAATGATTTTGAAAATTATTCTAAAATTATTAATGAATCATTTTTGTTAAATAAATCATCTATAGATGAAAGTGAAATTTTAAAATACGTTAAATTATTAAATGAAAAAAAGTATAGAACAGATTTAGGTGAAGGTATAATTGAAAAATTATATGCTCCTAAAAATACTAAAAATCCACAAATAGATGAAAGATGTTTCTATACTAATGAGAACGCAAAAATAATTGATAATATAAGAAGAACAATTGATTTAGAAGTTCCAGATTACTTAAGGGATATTTTTATATCTATTTTACTTTTTAAAGCTTCAGTTCATACAAATACTTCTGGAGTATTTAAAGGTTTTTATAAAGGACTTAAATCTCCAATAGGTAAGTTTGGTGGGGAAAAAGAAAACGCATTAGAAAGAATCATGGGAGAAATAAAAATGGAATCAATACTATTAAGTAATTATGATTCTAATTGTTTTACTTTTCAAAAAGATACCAATAGATTAGTTGAAGTATTAGATGAAATGGATTTAATTTATTATGACCCACCGTATAACCAACATCCATATGGATCTAATTATCATATTCTTAATACTTTAGTTGATTATGTGGAACCAAAAGAATTATCAAAAGTATCTGGAATACCAAAAAAATGGAGTAAATCTAAATATAATAAGAGGACATTAGCAATTAACGCGTTAAGTGATTTAATAAAAAAAACAAATTCTAAATATATTATGATATCTTATAACAATGAAGGATTTATAAGTTACGATGAAATTATAAAAATTTGTGAGGAAAAAGGTGAAGTAAAAGTGTTCGATGAAAATTATCCAGCATACAGAGCAAGTAGAAATTTAAAAGATAGAAAAATAAATGTTACTGAATATATTTTCTTAATTAAAACTTATTAATGGTTCCATTTATAAAAGTAACGTGGGAAGATGTCCCCGAAAATTTCACTCCTGAGAAAATCAGAAGGGTAAAATCTTATTTTGAGAAAAAATATAACGCAAAGACGGTTCAAGTAATTACTAAAACATTAACTAGTGTTAATCAAACACGATTAGAATCGTTAGAGGCCTCAGATAATATCTTAGATCATCAGTACCAAAAGAAACTAATGAAAGATTTCATTAAGGATAATGAAATCGACATTAAATGGGAATTGGTTGATAGATTAGATAATAAAGTTAATGTTCAAATAGATAAATTAAATGAAAACAAAGTTAGATATAATAAATGGTATATTAGGAAAGTGGAGTTTTCTAATTTTCTATCATTCGGAGATAATAACGTTATTGATTTTACTGGCTTGGACGGTATTACGGTAATTGAATCCACACCTAAGAACTTCGGTGGTAAATCTACATCTTCAGTAGACCTTTTAATGTTCTTATTCTTCAACACAACAACAAAGACAAAAACTAATGGAGAAATCTTTAATAGATTTACCGATAAGAATGATGTGAGTGTTCGTGGTGAAATTACCATTGATGGGGATGATTATGTGATTGAAAGAAAGACATCTCGTAAGATGGGTAAGTCTGGTGAATATACCGTTAAAAACGAATTAGAGTTTTATAAAAAAACTGAAGATGGGGAAATTGTAAATTTATCTGGTGAACAAAGAAGAGAAACGGAAGCATTTATATCTTCAGCAATTGGAACAGAAGAAGATTTCTTATCGACCATATTAACAACTGGTTATAATTTAGAAGAACTGATTGAATCCAAACCAACCGCTCGTGGACAAATCTTAACAAAGTTCATGGGATTAGAAAATTTAAAAATTAAAGAAGAACTTGCAAAAGAAATTTATAATGATTGGGGTAAGAAATTAGTATCCAACACATATAACAAAATTAGTTTAGAATCTGATAATGAAACGTACAAAGAAAGTATTATCAATTCAGAAAGTGAGATTGTAAAATTAACAAAAGAATTAGGTAAGTTTGAAAAGGATTTAGACAAGTTAGAAAAGAAAAGGGACGATGTATTCTTAAAAAGAAATAATGACGTTGATAAAGAATTACTGAACACAAACCCAACTTTATTACAAAGAGAAGTTACTTTTTTATTAACTCAAAAAAATGTAAGTCAAACAAATGCCGACGGAGTTAGTGTTGTTGAACCATCACAATTCTATGATGAAGACCAACACAAAGAGTTAAAAGGTGAAATGGCGAACCTTCAAGGAATTGATGTTGTATCCAAATATGAAAAGACCCAAAGAGAAAAATTAATCAAACAATTTGAAGAAGGAACAGTTTGCCCTACTTGTAATCGTGCGTTAGATGAGGTTGACCACACAGATGAAATTGAAAAGATTAAAAAAGAAATTGAAGATATCATTAAAGAGATGGAATTAAATCAAACTCAATTTGATTTATTAAAAGAACAATCGGAAGGGTTTGATAAATTAAAAACTGAATTTGAATCTTACGAAAGAAACAAACTTCGTAAGGAAAGATATCAATTAGAGATTGAACAAAAACAATTGGAGATTGATAGTAAACAAAAAAGATTAGATAATTACGAAAGTAATAAAAAGAAACTTGAGGATAACCAAAAGATTGATGCTGAAGTGATAGCACTTAAAACTAAAATTGAAACAGCAAACGGAGACATTAGACAGACAAACACTAACATTGAAAAACACACCAATAACATTTCAAATATGAATGGTAAGGTCGGTATCAATGAGGAGTTAATTAAAAAGATTACGGCGGAGGAAGAGTTAGCTGCGGTGTTTAAAATATATTTAACGGTATACGGTAAGAATGGTATATCTAAAATTATCCTTAAAAATATGATTCCATTAATCAATCAGGAATTATATCGTTTGTTGGTGGATAGTTGTCATTTCATTTTAGAGATGAATATAAATGATAAGAACGAGGTTGAATTTATTATGATAGATACAGAGACCCGAATCGTTAAACCTTTAAACGCGGGGTCTGGTTATGAAAGAACCATATCCTCATTGGCACTTCGTAGTGTATTAACTAAAATATCATCGTTACCCAAACCTAACATCGTAGTTATGGACGAGGTGTTCGGTAAGATTGCTGACGAGAACTTGGAAATGGTTGGTGAGTTCTTTAAAAAGATTAAAAATTATTTTGACCATATACTTGTCATATCACATAATTCTTTAATACGTAATTGGTCTGATAATATCGTTATGATTAAGAAAGAAGAAAATGTTTCATCCATAGATTTTATCACAACAAAAATTTCTTAGTTTCAAATATCTTAATTATATTTGTCCTATAAACTAAATTTACTTTTATGACACCAAAAGATTACCAACAATTTGGACTTTATGCTAAAGACAAAGGGATTAGCTCCTTAGATTTACATTATCACAATCAAAAAATTCAAGATAGTTTAACTCCATATATTTTGGAGGAGAGACAAATGAATGTTACAATAATGGATGTGTTCTCAAGATTGATGATGGAACGTATCATTTGGGTTGCTGGTGGTGTAGATGACCATATGTCGACTATTTGTCAAGCACAATTAATGTTCTTGGATAGTTTAGATCATAATGACATTACAATGCACATCGATAGTCCAGGTGGAAGTGTGAAATCAGGTCTTTCAATTGTGGATGTTATGGATTATATCACATCTGACATTAGAACCATCAATACAGGTATGGCAGCTTCAATGGGTTCGGTCCTATTAGGGGCTGGTACCAAAGGTAAAAGAGGGTCATTGAGGTTTTCCCAAACCATGTTACACCAATCATCAGGAGGTGCTGGAGGTAATATTCAAGACGCGAGAATTACTTTCCAAGAATGGGAAAAAGTAAACAATATCCTATTTGAATTATTAGGTGAATATTGTGGAAAAACCGCAGAACAGGTTAAAAACGACGCCACAAGGGATTTATGGTTAAATGCGGAAGACGCACTATCCTACGGAATTATTGATGAAATTGTTAAAAAGAAGAAAAAATAAGTAAAGGGGGGATAAAACCCCCTTTCTTCATATTTATAATAAAACATAGAATAGATGAAAAAATTTTTAAACTTAAAAAACATTGCATTAGGATTATTAATTGTAATAGTAGTTTTCCAACAATGTGGTGGAAACAAAAAAGGAACGGGAGAAATTGTGAAAATAGATGGTAAAAAGTATGAACTTATCAAACATGAGATTGATACAATTGAAGTAGTTAAAACAAAGGTGGTAACTAAAAAAGGTGAAGACATTTATCACGAAACAATTAAAGAAGTAACTATTCCTGCAATTGTAGATACTCAAGCTTTATTACACGATTATTTTGCAAAGAACATTTATAAAGACACATTACAATTACCAGATAGTTTAGGAACGGTGTCTTTAATTGATACCATCACTCAAAACAAAATTTTAGGTAGAATGTTTAATGCAAGTGTTAAACAAAGAACTATTAAAGAAACTACAATTGTAAAAGAATTACCAAAGACTAAAGTATTCTACGGTTTTGAAGGTGGATTTAATAAAGCAGATGTGGTATCTCATTTAGGATTTGGCGTTTTAATTAATACAAAACAAGATAAAATATTTCATTTAGGAATTGGTGCAGCAAATAGAGTAACAGACGGAACCAATGGAGCATTAGCACCTTATATTGGAGGTGGTGTGTATTGGAAATTGAAACTTAAAAAATAATCCATAAATGAATACATATGTATTATTTATTTTTGGTATGTTTGATGACCACGAAGATGTTGAGTATTTTTGTACCGATGTTATAGGTGAAAGTAAGGTTATCAAATCAATTAGATTCATTATAGAAAATTCAGAGAATATAATAGTAATATTTGATTCTGAAATGGAACCAATAGAGGTTGACCGAGAATTATATACAATATTAATTGACGAACATATTAAATTTTATTTCTTATTCAAAAGAGAAGATATGGTCACGGCTCACTTACCCCAACAAATTAAAGATTTAATTTTTACCCCGACTATTGATAATACGATAATTAGGGTAGATTACGAGAAAAACAAAAAAAGGGAAACTTTAGATTTAGACAGATTACTTGAAAAAATAGAAGAATCTGGAATTGAGAGCCTTACAACAGAAGAAAAAAACTTCCTTGACAATTTTGAAAATTAAGATATATTTCTTATCTTAGTACTATCCATCCACTTAAACTTACACCACATGAAAAAATCCATTTTAGTTAATCCAGACGAGATTCAATTGTACATCAAAGATTTACGAAAAATTCCTGTAATGTCACATCAAAGACAGGAAGAAATTTTTGAAATGTTAAACAATAAAAAAACTGATAAAGAAACAAAAGGAAAACTTTATAATGAATTGGTTGTTGGTAATTTAAGATTTGTAATATCCGTAGCTAAAATGTTTCAAAATCAGGGAATGGATTTATTGGATATTATTTCAGAAGGTAATATTGGTTTGATAAAGGCAGCGGAAAGATTTGACCCAACGACTGGATTGAAATTTATTTCATATGCTGTATGGTGGGTTAGACAATCAATAATGGCATCTCTAAATGAAAACTGTAGAACAATTCGTATACCTTCAAATTTAGTACAAGATGCTCAAAAACAAAAGAAAATTGAAATAAGTGAAGAAGATAATTTCTTCATAAACAATGTTGAAGATGAAACTCCAATCGGAATTAATCTTCCATACTGTATTGGTTTATATAAAGAAATTAATGAAGATGGTGACCAATTAATTGATGTCATACCTAACAGAGAGGCTGAAAGTCCTGACGCCATTCTTAATTCACCAGAAGAAATAAAGAAAAAAGTTTCAGCAATGTTAAGTGTGTTGGATGATAGAGAAAAAATAATCATTGAAAGATATTATGGGTTAACGGGTATAGAATCTAACTTGGAAGATTTAGGTGAGGAGTTTGGTTGTACTAAAGAACGTATAAGACAATTACGTGATAAGGCTATTAAGAAACTAAGAAACGAAAGTTTTGGTCTCTTAAACTATTTATAAGGTATGAATAATAATTGGTTAAAGTATTTGGTTGCACTGGCGGCTATTATGATTGCAGGTAGTGCTGCATATTTTTCAGTAACAGGTCTTGGTGTTTTATTTAGTGGTGCAGCAATTGCCGTCATGATTATGGCAAGTTCATTAGAATTTGCAAAGTTAGTTACTGCAACTTATTTAAAACAAAAGTGGGAAAAAATAGAGTTACTTAGTAAAATTTATTTAACCACCTCCGTTGTTATTTTAATGTTAATTACATCTGCGGGTATCTTCGGTTATCTTTCAAATGCATTCCAACAACAAAATTTAGGATTACAAAAAATTGAAAGAGACATTGCAGTTTACCAAACACAAATCGTTAAAAATGATTTAGAAATATCTCGTTACACCACTCAATTAAACAATCAACAAAATATTCGTAATTCACAAGAGACAAATTTAACCAAACAAATTGATAAGGATAAATCAACATCTAGAGTGTCTCAAATGATTAAATCCGCAGATAAAGAAATTAATTCTATTTCAAAAAGAATTGATGAATTAACAATAAAAAACAACGCATCATTAGATTCAATTAATGTTATTAAAAATAATAATATTGAATTAGAAAAAGAAGTAGGGGGGTTTCGTTTTGTAGCAGAATCTTTCGGTGTACCACTTAATTCTGTTGTTAAATTCTTTATAATTTTAATTGTGATTGTGTTTGATCCATTGGCGGTTGCGTTAATTATTTCATTCAATCAATTAACCATGGAAGGTAAGAAGAAAGATGAGGATGAAAAAGAACCATCGTCTCCGGAAGATTTAAAAAACTTTGTTGATGAAACCACAAGATTACATTTAACTGAAAACGATTTAATGAAGTTAGAAGAAACTTTATTAAATCCACCAAAACCAAATGACAATTTAAAATCTGCTGCCGAATATTATAAAATGAAGACAGATATTGAACGTGAAAAACGTGGAGAACTATTAGCGGAGATGATGAAGAACGACCAAGAATTAGGTTTATATGACGATACATCAGATTGGGATGTTACTTTAATGGATGGTTTAGAAGATGAAGAACCATTCTTTACTGAAGAAGAAACGGAGAAAATTTTACAAGAAGAACCAACTGAAGAAGAAATTAAAAGAAATTTTTCCACTATAGAACCTGAAACAGAGAATATTTTACAAGAAGAACCAACAACAACCGCAAATAATAAAATATTCACAACAATTGAACAACATAAAAAGAATGGTTATAAAGTAAGTCAAATTCCTGAAGACAACGAAAGAATGAACATTATAGGTCAGAATGGAAATGAAGGGTTACATTACGACAATGAAGAAGATACATCATTAGAAAAAAATGATGAAAAAAAAAATTAGTAGACCTTCAAATTCCAACAACGGAAAAAAACGTCCCAACGTTAGAATCTCAAGATTCTGATAATTTATATTGGGAAAAAGATGACGTAAATCCAAACCAAGTACTATATGATTTGGAAAATAATAAGGTTATAATATCTAATGATGATATAACCCTTAACTCACCACTAACTGATTTAGGCCCTAAATTCATTAAGAAAAATGTTAGTAATACACGAAATAGAAAAAATAGATTATAATAGTTTAATTATTAATAAAAGAAAATCTAAAAAAACTCAAATATTCCTATACGATACACAAAGAAGATTTGACGACTTTGTTAATAAAATTGAACATCGTAATAATGGTAAGTTTGACGACATCCCACATTTTATAGTTACAAAATTAGGTAGTATATATCAATTGTTTGATACCAACTATAGTTCTAATACGTTTAATGACTCACAGAACGATAAGAGGATGATTAAAATAGCAATTGAGAACTTGGGTTGGTTGAATAAGAATACCATCACTGGTGTCCTTAATAATTGGATTGGAGACCCATATAGGTCAGAACCTCATATACGTAACTGGAGGAATTACTATTTTTGGGATAAGTACACTGAAATTCAAATGAATTCACTATCTGAACTATGTGATTCCCTATGTGATAAACATGAAATACCAAAACAAACCGTACCGTCCCAAGGATATTTGGAAAACATATCTAATTTCAAAGGAATAGTATGTAAATCCAACTTTTCAAGTATTTATACAGATATAAACCCTTCTTTTAATTTTGGGGTCTTTTTTAACTATGCAAATGAAAATGAAAACAGATTATGATGTAACCAAGAATATGTTAAAGACCATTAGGTCTATAACAGAAACTAAATTATCAAAACAATCAATTAACGAGGTGGCTGAATTTGAATCAACATTATCTGATAATGCTGACCAAGAACAAAAAAATGATGTTACAGTAATCAACAATGTTGATGTTAAGTTATTATCTACGGATCAAGCTGACATGACATTGAGTGAAACACAAAAAACTACAATTTCAGGTTTAATTGATAATTTCAAACAACAAGTTTCACAAATTGCAGAATTTGACCCGGGGATGACAATTAACCAAGACCAAATCAGATTGGATGGTTATTTACCAGATGAAGATATTAATTTTGTTTTTATTGCTGGAACCGAAAGTGGTGTTTATATCAATGCTGATATGTTGAAACTTGAACAAAATGTTGCAACAGCGTTAGAAAAATTAGCGAAATTTGACGAAACATTCAAAACATCAATTGAACCATTAATAAATCAAAGAGATAATAACATATAATGGCATTAACAGACCAAGATAAAAAAGAAATAGAAAGAATCACCAAAAGGGAGATTAAAGATT